CGGTAAGCCGATGAAACAAGCCGTTGCCATATCACTGTCTACAGCCGCCAAGGCTGCGGAGAAGGCTGGCAAACCTGGCAAGGCACCGAAGAAGAAGTCAAAGAAATGATCAAGCTGTATAAGCCATTGCTTGACGGTCACTATAAGCGGATAATGGTTCAAGACACGACCCCATATTTGGGTGATGGCTGGTTCAATAGTATCAGCGATCATCAGGCGTACATCGCCAAGTTAAACAGTCCCCCGGTTGAGACGCACCTGTTAGGAGCGCCACCGGAAAAGCCAAAGCAAAAACGTAAACCGCGCAAGAAGCTAGAGGCCGAGTAATGTCATATACCAAGCGACAGTTCGTCACCGCTGCCTTTGAAGAGATTGGCCTGGCGTCGTTCGTCTTCGACTTGACTGACAACGAGCTGCTATCGGCCTGTAAGCGACTTGACGCCATGATGGCGCAGTGGAACGCTAAAGGTATACGGTTGTCCTATCCGCTGCCTAGCAGCCCTGAGACGACCTCTCTGGACGCTGAGACCGAGGTTCCTGATGCCGCCAACGAAGCGATCATCCTAAACCTTGGTATCCGTATTGCGCCAGGATACGGCAAGACCGTATCACCAGACACGAAGGTATCAGCCAAGGCCGCGTACACAACGCTACTGGGTTGGTCAATGGGTACACCGCCAGAGAAGCAATTCCCTAGCACACTGCCTGTTGGTGCCGGTAACAAGTCATGGCGCTACATGGATAACCCGTTTATGCAAGAGCCTGTAGATCCGCTGACAACCGGCGGTGATGGAGTTTTAGACCTAACATCTTGAGGATATAAAATGTCAACTATAAACCGTCTGTCCAGTGTAGATGTCCTACAGCCGAGTGATCAGATACCAGTTTGGGATAGCTCCAACGGAGACACCCGAAAGGCATCAATGAGCACCCTGTTGGCATTCGTTGAATCGTACTTTGCAGACCCCGATTACAGCACCCGGATCGTTGCGCCAAATACCGACTACTTCACAGTTGATATTGGTGCCACTGGCGATTCTATCTGGATGATCGTAAATCCAGTCCTGAACTTTACCACTGGCACGATCACGCTGCCGTCAACGGCCTATGCTGTTAATGATCAAGAGATCACGGTGGTATTCACCGCTGCAGTAATAAACTTCTCAATTACCAGCTCGGGCGCAACGGTTCTTGGCGCACCAGTTAGCATTAACAGCTACGACTCGTTCAGGGTTCGTTACAACGCCTCTCAGCAGACTTGGTACACGCTTGACACAACCGGCGATGGCGCTGGCGTGTCTCAAATCACCCGTCAAGACTTCACTGGCGATGGCACGACAACCACTTTCACATTAACAACAGCCCCTAGCGCATTGGGTAATGAGCTGCAAATCTTCATTGATGGTATTTATCAAGAGCGTTCTAGTTACGCTGTAACTGGATCAGACATAGTTTTCAGCGAGGCGCCACCATCCCTGTCCACCATTGAGGTGCTTGGATGGTCGGTTAATATTGGTACAGAGACCAGCGCCAACCTGGTGTCCTACGCGCCTGCTGGAACTGGTGCAGTTGTAACCTCTGTACAGGCCAAGCTGCAAGAGATTGTGTCTGTCAAGGATTTTGGCGCAGTCGGTAATGGCGTGACGGATGACTGGGCCGCATTTGAAGCTGCCAGAACTTACTGTAATGACAACGAGGTTCATTCTCTTCTGATCCCGCCAGCCTCATATCACCTGAGTGAGCCTTGGTTTGTGCCAAGCGGCGGAAGCTACGTCCCATGTCGAACTGTTGGTGATGGTGCTATTGTTGATAACACAGTAATTATTGGCGGCGGAACGGGTTTATGTGGCCTAACTGTAGACGGAGCAGCAGATGCTGGCTTTGTTGTTATTAGGGCGCAGGGTGCATATCACGAATATCTGGTTGCCAAGAACTGTGGTTCTTATGGCTTTTACTTTGGCGTTGCCTCCAGACAGCATTTAACAGTTTCTAGTGCTACAGGTTTTCAAGTTGGTGAAACTGTGACGGGCGGAACTTCTGGTACATTTGGCGTTGTTGAACGTATTGACGGCAATGTTCTTCGGCTTGTCAAATGTAATGCGACTGTAACCGCTAATTTCTTTTCATCTGGGGAAACTGTAACGGGTGGCACTTCTGGTGCAAGCTCAACAATTTCATCTTTTACCACTCCCTATGGCGCAAACTATCAAGTCACCCGTGGTACATTTAATCAGTTATTAGCATTTAATAACGGCAACAAAGGTTTTTATTGGGACGGAACAGCCACAGTTAATCGGTCGTGGATGAACGCCTGCACAATTATTTCCCCTTCTGGTGTTTCTAATAGTGGCAAGGGTTGGGTCGTCGCATCATTTACTGCACCTGGTGGTGGGTCTCAGCACAACTACAACTGCTTCATCAACATCAACATGGAAGGTAATAGTGACCAGTCTTTGTCAGACCCTAACGGTCGCCAAAACACTTATATCGGTGGCCACTTTGCTGACCTGGATGTAGGTGGCACATCTGTTGAAATTACAGATACTTATAACTTTGTTCTTGGTGGTCGTTACCTTGGCACAACAGACTTTTCTGGAACATCGTTTGTTAGTGTGAACAAAGACGTTGGAGGTACTTACGGCAAAATTTCAAGCATGGATGCGATCACTAATCTTGGTGATCTGGATGTAATAAACGAGCCTCTGTTTTATAAAGGCTGGTCAATCCTTCCGAGCAGCAAGCTGACCTATACTGTTGCAGGTGACAATCTAAACAATCACACTCTTCAGATTGACATGGGTGATTTCGTTGACGGCAACTATGTAAACATGCGTGTGTTTGTTGGTGGATACAGAAATCAGGCTGCTGCATATGCTGAGATGGATCACGCCCAGCTTACACTGACTATGTCTAGTGAAGCTGGCCTCACAACAAACAATGCGGTTTCCTATGCGGTCGCTTCAACAGAGGGCATCTCTATCGACAGTGTTGCGATTAGCACAACTGGCGTAATTACAATTACGTTTGATACGACCAACCTAATATTCTCAACTAGAAATCTTGTCGAATTTTACGACAGCGATGATACAGACCCACGATAGTCAATACTTATACAAATTAAAGGCTAGTTAAAATGTTAAAAACAGTATCGACACAATTAGCACTGGCATCAGATACTCTGCCCGAGGTCTTGTCGAAGGGCAACACTACTGGCGGCACAGACCTTGCCGTATCATCAGGCGATGACATCACCTTCGCTGATAACAGTAAAGCCATCTTCGGCGCTGGATCAGATATTTCCATCTACAGCGACGGGGCAACTGGACAAGTAACTGGCAGCGTAAGCGTCAGCGGCAATGTCGGTATTGGTGGTAGCCCTTCAAAACCATTGCATGTTTTTGGCCCAGACGGTGATGGTGAAGGAACGCCAGGATTCAACGCAAATAGCGTAGCCGTTTTCCAAAACAACGGAACATCTGCCGACTCCGCCATACTTAACATTGTAGCTGGGTCAGCAAGCAGTGGATTTATAGCGTTCGGAAACTCAACTGACGATATTCGACAAGCTATTGTTGCAAATATGTCAGATGATTCGCTACAGCTTCGCACGGGAAATAACAGTACAGCTTTGACGATAGCCTCCACAGCAGCCGCCACCTTCTCATCAACAGTAACTGCCGCTGGCGGGTTTTCTCATACTGTTGGGCCTGCATGGAAGGCAGGCGCTGGCAGTCCAGAAGGTGTTCTTGTCGCGCCAGTTGGCTCTTTATATTCAAGAACAGATGGTGGTGCAGCAACATCGTTTTATGTCAAAGAGTCTGGCGTTGGCAATACTGGCTGGGTCGCTAAGTAATTATTTTAAAAATTCTAGGAGAATACTATGTCAACATTTGTTCTGCCATTTGCGCCACTTGGGGCAACAGTATCATTCACGGCTGCCACACCAACGCCTCCAACCGCTGTGCAAGCGCCAATAGGTGATACGTCTGGCACTAGCGCGGGTCAGTACCGAGTGGTCAATGACAGCACTGTCACTGTATTCCTTGGTGTTGGAGCTACCTCTGCGTCAGCTATTGCAAACGCCAGCTCAGTGGCAACATCTATCCCGTTACTAGCTGGGACTTGTGAGGTACTTAGATTTGGCCCCAATGCGTTCTTCACTGGCAAGTCAGCGTCTAGTACTGCTGTTGTATACGTCACACCAGGTCAAGGCATCTAGTCGGAGAATCCCATTAACATTAAAGACCTAGCAGAGCGGTTTGAGTACGAGTCAGATGGCAAGATAGATACCTGGCGCATCATGAAGCCTGACGCTGACGGTAAGTATCGCGGTGATTGCGATGACTTTGCCCTGACCGCTCTGTTCATTGAAACCGGATCTCTATCGAGGTTCTGGTACGAGCTTATATTCGGCAGCGCCAAGGTATTCTTGGTCACTACGTCGAAGGGTGGCGGCCATGCGGTATTGAGATATAATGGGCAGTATATTGACAACTGGTCAAGGTCTTGGGTTTCACGCGAGCACATGGAATCCGTATATGGCCACAAATTCTCTGCCTGGTTATTTCCGTGGAATGCAACGGCATTAAAAATGTTGCTGGGCAAAATTAAGGGGTAGACATGGAAATTCCAATCCTGAGCGGTGTGTACGTCGATGCAGACCCGCGATTCAGGACTCTATATCCTGTCAACCTTGCGCCGGTTCCTGTCGCGAATGGCATCAGTAACAGCTACCTGCGACCAGGCGAGGGGATGGTTGCCGAGGCCGTTGGCATTGGCGTTGACCGTGGCGGCATTAACTGGAACGATGTCTGCTATCGAGTTTCTGGCAGCAAGCTGATCTCTGTCTCAGAAGATAACGTCGTGACAGAGCTTGGTGACGTTGGCGGCTCGACGTTCGACCAGCACGTCACGTTTAATTACTCGTTTGACCTGTTGGCCATCGCCAGCAATGGAAACCTATTCTACTGGGATGGAGCCACTCTCACCCAAGTTACAGATCCTGATCTTGGTACTGTTGTTGACATGGTGTGGGTTGACGGCTACTTCATGACCACTGACGGCGAATTCTTGGTTGTCACCGAACTAAACGATCCTCTTGCTGTTAATCCGCTGAAGTATGGGGCGTCTGAGATTGACCCTGACCCTGTTGTCGCGCTGCTGAAGTTACGCAACGAGGTTCACGCACTAAACCGTTACACCATCGAGGTATTTGATAACGTCGGCGGTGATCTGTTCCCGTTTGCTCGCATTGATGGCGCACAGATATCCAAGGGCTGCGTAGGGGTTCACGCCTGCTGCGTATTCATGGAAGCAATAGCCTTTGTTGGGTCAGGCCGAAACGAGGCACCAAGCATCTACATGGGAGCCTCTGGGCAGACCGTCAAGATCAGCTCTCAGGAAATTGATACCATCTTGCTTGATTACACCGAAGAGCAATTGTCCATCTCATTGGTTGAGGCTCGAAACGACAAGGCTCATGAGTACCTGTACGTTCACCTCCCTGATCGAACACTGGTCTATGACGCCACTGCAAGCCGTGAGCTACAGGCACCAGTTTGGCTTGTCATGACATCTGCCATTACAGGATTCTCTCAGTATCGCGCCAGGTCATTTGTCTGGGCGTACAACAAGTGGCTCATCGCAGATCCACAATCAACGGCATTGGGTACGTTCTCAGACACTAATGGCGCTCACTGGGGCGTTGATGTCCGGTGGGAGTTTGGTACGGCCATCATTTACAACTCAGGCATGGGGGCAGTATTCCACGACCTTGAGCTGGTGGCATTAACCGGGCGAGTTGACGCGGATACAGTCATCAGCACGTCATGGTCTTATGACGGGATCGACTACACTGCTGACGCACCCATCGCCACTGGTGGGCCGGGCGACTTCCAGAAGAGATTGTGCTGGCGCCGACAGGGCAAGATGCGTAACTGGAGGATTCAGAAGTTTACCGGCGACAGCAGGGCGCACCTGTCATTTGCCAGACTGGAGGCTCGAATTGAGCCATTGATGTTCTGATGGCCAATCCTAGACCACTAACACGCGAAGAATTGGCGAAGTTTCTGCCTGACCAGCGATCCATTCGGGCGTTTGAGCAGCTATTTGAGATTATCCCTGGCGACCTGATAACTCTGTTCAAGCTGATCGAAGAGGTTGGCATTGATGCCGTCTCAGCGATGGCTAGAGCTGAAAGCAACAGCGCATCCTTGTCACGCATAGCCGAGGCGCTAGAGCTGCTCACAAGCGCCCCAGTTGAGCCTGACGTTAGGCGTCCGGTGCTTGATACAATCGACATGGATCGGTTTGCGCCGGTTGGGTATAAGCGGGCAAGGATGTGGTGGAACGATCAGGACGACACGCTGAACGTCGGGCACCAGTACGGCGTAGTGCAGCAGGTCGGGCAAGAAACGTACATGCACGTCGAGAACGTTACCGGCTCGCCTATCCCCAACGGCAGTGTGGTCGGGTTTGCCGGCGTCAATGGTTACATCAAGTGCTCGCCGTACATTGCCGACGGGTCGTTGCCGTCAGAGTATTTCATCGGCGTGCTGACCCAAGAACTGGCTGACGGCGAGATCGGCATGGCAACGCTGTACGGTCGGGTTCGAGGCTTCGACACCACTGGCGCTGCGGCTGGAGAAGTCTGGGCCAAGGGCGATATTCTGTACGCATCACCAACCGTCGCTGGGTACTTCACTAACGTGAGGCCAACAGCCCCTAATGCTGTGATAATTGTGGCTGCCGTTATGGTGGTTGACGCCACTGCTGGTGAGGTAATGGTTAGAACAACCGTTCCAATAGGTTTGTCTTATGCTAACTACTATTCAACTATCGATCAGACGCCAGTAGCACCCAATACGGCATATGAGGTTACGTTTAATGGAGCTGGATCAGAACAAGGCGTGTCATTGGTATCTGGCACAAGACTTACCGTAGATGATGCTGGGTTATATCAAATAAACGTCAAGCTGCAGGCAACGTCATCGACCGGGTCATCGTCTACGATTTTCGCATGGATCGCAATTAACGGCACCGACGTGCCCAACAGCGGGGCGGACTTTACCATTAAGGCCAACGGCGACACCAAGTTAATTTCTTATATGTACCAGGTCAGTCTCATCATCGGCGACTACGTTGAGGTTCGCTGGGCTGCAAGCACTACCAGCTTGCGACTTGACGCGATACCTGCCACGGCATTTGCGCCAGCAGCGTCCTCTGCCTCAGTATTCTTAACGCAGATACAACTTTAAGGTGAAATCATGACAGTCAGTAACAAGGTATTGATCGCCCCGGTACTGCTCGCAGCATCGCAGGTAACGCTCTACACGGCACCGACAGGAGCCAAGGCAATCATCGACAAGGCCACTGTGACTAACACTCACCCAACGGATAACATTGCCATATCTGTTAACCTGGTGGCGTTTGGCGGGTCTGCTAGTGCCACCAATCTACTGGTAGATGCAAGAATAGTCGCTGTTGGCGAGACCTATACGCTTCCTGAGATGGTAGGCCATAACCTGGCGACCGGCGACTTCATTAGCGTACTGGCCTCTGCCGCGTCATCTCTGTCTCTGCGGGTGTCTGGTAGAGAGATAACTTGAATCTAGTTGATAAATAGCCCAAAATGTGGTCAGGCGAGTATCCGAGTTCCGTCTGCTCAAGATGTTCCCTGAAAAGGAGATGATGATTGAGCGTAGCACTGGTTAAACCATTCGCAATAGCCAAGCATGAGGGTGTCGAGCAAGTCGAGGCCGCGATGCTGAATCTGCCGCAGGTTGAATGCCCTGTCGTTCATAGATTTGGCCCAGGCATATACATTCGTGAAGTTACGATGCCTGCAGATACGTTTGCTATTGGCCACCGCCATAAGTCCAGAAACTTGAATGTTATGCTCACTGGCAAAATAGTCATGCAAAGAAATGGCGAGATGATAACCATTTCAGCGCCGTTTGTTTTTACCGCTGAACCTGGACGAAAAGTCGCATACGTTGTTGAGGAGTGCGTCTGGCAGAACATCTATGCTACCGATGAGACTGACATTGATAAGTTGGAGGAAATGTTCCTCGACAAGAGCGAAACATGGGTTGATCACGAAAAAGAGCACAAATCATTTCGTGTTACTCTTCGACAGTCTGACAGAGATGATTACGAGCAGTTTCTGACTGAGTATGGGTTTGACGAAGCATGGGTACGAGCTGTTTCAGAAAACACTGATGATCAAATTGAGATGCCTGCAGAGTGGAGCGGTGTCGCTAATGTCAGGCCGTCTGATATTGAAGGTTCTGGATTATTCCTTAGCGCCGCAATATCTGCAGGGTCAATAATTGCACCTGGCAGGCTTGGCGGTAAAAGAACCCCAGCAGGAAGATATGTCAATCACTCATCTACACCAAATTGCTTTTATTTGAAAACAGAGTCCGATGACGTTTACCTGATTGCCAAGAGAGATATTATTGGGTGTCAGGGCGGCGACCAAGGCGAAGAATTAACAGTTGATTACCGTCAAGGGATATCCTTGGCAAATAATGGAGCAGAATTATGTCATCCTTAGCTGCAAGTGTTATAGGCGGTGCGGCCACCGCTGTTATCGGAAGCGCAGTAGTTGGCGGGGTTATGTCATCAAGATCCGCGAGCAAGGCGGCAAAGGCCCAGCAGGAAGCATCTGGTGCAAGCATTGAAGAGCAACGCGCTCAATTTGAGGCTATGCAGCGCACGTTGAAGCCATACGTTGACGCTGGAAGCCCGGCGTTAAGACAGATTGCATCTTATGCTGATGTTGCTCAACCCGCACTTAATGAGCAGCAGGCGTTGAATGGAATGTTTGGCGCAGAGGCGCAGCAGCAGGCTATTAATCGAATCGAGCAATCTCCACTCTATATGGAGCAAGTTCGCCAAGGCGAGAACGCCATGCTGCAGAACGCATCAGCAACTGGTGGCCTTCGTGGTGGAAATATCCAAGCAGCACTGGCTCAATTTAGGCCAGCGGTTCTATCTCAGATGATCGAAGACAAATATTCCAAGCTGGGCGGCATGGTTGACTTTGGTGGAAGCGCAGCACTAAATCTTGCAAAACTGGGACAGGCTTCTGCAGCGGGTCAGGGTGCGGCAGGCATGAACATGGCGTCTAACATTGGAAACGCTTTGACGAACACTGGTCAGGCACAGGCACAGGCACAGCTCGCTAGAGGTCAAGCGTGGGGTAATGTTGCTGGATCTGTTGGGTATTTGGGCGGCCTAGGGTTGAGGGACATTGGCCCATTTGCAACATAATAGGGAACTATCATGGCAGTAGATTATTCAAGTTATCAGACAAGCCCTCTTCAAATGGCTATTCAAGGCTATAAAGAGGGTGGTGCTATTCAAGCAGCAAGACAGCAGCAAGCAACTGGTCAGCAGACTCTTGAGCTGAACCGGATGAAAATTGATGAGTACAAGAAGGCTCAAGCTAAGAAGCTGGAGTTTCAAACTGCGATGGCTGGCCTTGGGAAGAGCCCAAGCGCACAAGACTATCAGAAACTAATGATTCAGTTCCCGAGCATGAGCGCGACTCTCAAAGAGCCGTATGAATTGCTTAGTTCTGAAGCGAAGCAAATAAAGCTGACGCAAGCCACTCAAGTCTTGGCGGCATTGAAGTCTAATAGCCCGGAAACAGCTACGACTTTATTGGAGCGGTTTAAAACGGCTGCTGAGAATTCAAATGACGGTGCTTCAGCCGCTGGTGCTCAGGCACTAATTGATTTGATAGGGCTTGATCCGATTGCTGCCCGTGATGCCGCTGCGCTATCTGTTGCCGCTGCAGCAGGCCCAGAACAGTTTGCGTCTATCTACGAGAAGGTTAGCAAGGTTGGTGCCGAGGCAGCATTGCAGCCTGGTTTAATCGCCAAGCAGGACTTTGAGTTGATAAAGCTCGGCACGGATATGGGCATCCCTCCAGAGCAAACCCAAAAAATTATAAAATCATATCGTGGTGCTGGCTTATCGCCTGACACAAGCGAGAATCTTCTCATCCTTGAGGCTGGAGCGCCTGGATCAAAAATATACGATCCCGAAAAGCGTTATTCCGCGTCGAAGGACTTGAGAACTGAGTACAACAAGCGTACTGGCGATTTAACAGAAAGCCGTATCAACTATGATAAAATGATTGAGTCTGCAAAAATACAAGCAGGACTTGGTGATGTCGCGCTGATCACTTCATTTATGAAGATGCTAGATCCTGGCTCTACTGTTAGAGAGTCTGAGTTTGCAACTGCAAGAGATACTGCTGGCTTATATTCTTCATTAGAAAACTATTTGGAAAAAGTTAGGACGGGCGAATTTTTAAGTGATTCCCAGCGTAAGGTTTTTACGGACTTGGCTGGAAAATATCTTGAAGCTGCAGAAAAGGATGGAGCCAAGACCCGCACGTCAATGGAGGGTATTGTTGATCGACTTGGCTTGAACCCTGCTGACGTTTTTGTTGATGTGATAGAAAAAGCACCTGCCGCATCCCCGTTACAAGTAAGTCTTCCAAACGGGAGAGTTATCGCGTTCAACACCCAAGCAGAAGCAGATGCGTTCCGCGCAAAGGCTGGGTTATAAATGGCTGTTGATTATGAAGCACTGGCCCTAGAAATGGGCGGGACAATTGTGCCCGATGTTGACTATGAAGCCCTAGCTTTAGAAATGGGCGGGACAGTTATGCCTGTTGATGAAGTTGTCGCGCCGCAAGAGTTTCCTGGCAGCGCACAATTCGGCGGCATGGAATCGGCTGCAGAGATACCTGGGCTTGACCCAAGCATTGGGCTAGAAGGTCAGTACATCGAGCCACCAGCGCAGCGTCCAGAGCCTACACTGCAGGACACGCTGAAGGGCATTGATGAGACAATACTGGCCATTGGAACCGGAGCCACAACAGGCGCTGGGGGAATGGTTCGTGGCACTCTGACGCAACTGGCTCAAGAGATATCCAGTGGTCAATTTGGCACACCAGAGGCGGCGAAGAGGATAGAAGAGGCTGCAATGAAGAGCGCGGCTGAATACACCTATCAGCCTAAAGGCCAAGAAGGTCAGCAGATGACTCAAGCCGTTGGCGAGTTTGCTGGTCGATACCTTGCGCCACTAGCTGGAGCAACTGGGGAGCTGGCCGCAGCAGGACAAGCTGCTCGACAGGCTGGCCCTATTATGCCAACAACTGCCGCTGGCGCACCAGGTGGAATGGGCGCACGTCCTGCGCCTGAAGCACCTGGCCCACAAGGCGGCACGGGTGCGCGTCCCGCTCCAAGACCAGAGGAGATGACAATACCCCAGCAAATGGCAGCGACTCGACAGCGAGCAACATCAGCCAGGGCTGCGAAGTTAGCCGAAGAGCCATACAACATTGAGAATGCTTCGGTTTTTATCCAAGGGCCAAAGGGTTCTGAGAAGATTATCCCTGATCAACTGGCCGAGAACTACATTAGGCAAGGTGGCAAGCCTGGGGTTGTGGCTGCGATTAAGGCTGGGTCTGACGCTGATCGACGAGCTGCACTGCAGATGGTTGACGTGTACAAGGCTGGCAAGAGAGACGAAAAGAAACGGGCGCTACTCAGACCAACAGATGTTATCGGCAGGACAATTGACGAAAGGGTCAAGTTCCTGGTTGATTCGGCCAAGAAAAGTGGCGAAGAAATAGACAGCATCGCCAAAGGCGTTATGAAAAAACAACCCGTCGATTATCAGCCAGCGATTGCTGACTTTGAAGCCGCGCTTGATGGGCTGGGCATAAAGACGATGGACATCACAAAGGGTGGAGTAAAAAAACGGGTTGTAGACTTGAAGGGTTCTGATGTAGAAGGCGACACTGGAGCCAAGAGAATCCTGAACACAGTATTCGAGAGAATGTACGAGACCGACGCCCCGCTGAACGCATTTGATGTGCATCGCCTAAAGCGATACCTGGACACTCAAATAAACTATGGCCCCAAGAGAGCGAACGCACTCACAAACGAGGCTGAGAGAGCAATAAAGGGTTTGCGTCGTGGATTAAATGACGCGATGGGTGACAAGTTCCCAGATTATAGGGCGGCAAATACCCAGTACAGCGACAGCATTGGCGCATTGAATGACCTTCAGAAATCTGTCGGATCACAAATTGATTTGAAGAGCGCGAACGCCGACAAGTCACTTGGAACCGCATCACGCAAGCTACTGAGCAACTACAGCAGCCGTGTAAGCCTAATGGACTCCCTGGAGCTTGCAGAGCAAGTTGCTGCGCGTTATGGCCTGAAGATCAGGGATAGCGTCATCAACCAAGTGATTGTGGCTAATGAGCTTGACAGGATGTTTGGGACAACTGCAGATACTAGCTTGAAGGGTATCATGCAGAATGTTGAGCGTGGCGTTGATATTGCTCGAAGCGATGCGTTAACTGCGGCACTTAAAATCGCCAAAGAAGGTATTGATAAGTCTCGCGGTATCAATGAAGAGAGCGCAATCGCGGCACTTGAAGAGCTACTACGTCGCCAGACTGAGCTGAACGTCTACGAAAGCCCACAGCAATAACTACTAACCATAATTAATGACGGCTCTGCCGCATAGGACTTGAAGATGACCGGCAGACGAAGTTATGAGGAGGTTTCACATGAAACCAACCAAGATATTGCGGACAAAGCCGTGAAGAAAGTCTTCGCCATACTCGGTGTTGATATTGACAAGCCAGAGTCCATCGAGGAGTTCAGGGAAGACCTTCGATTTGGCCGTCGAATGCGTAAACTGGCCGATCACGGGTCAATGGCATTGATCGGAACCCTGGTCGCTGGCATGTGCGTAGCAATTTGGGCTGGTATTGCATCCAAAACTGTTGGACAATGACCGCGAGTGTGTCTGTGACTGCTGACCCTTCCCCCATATCCGACAGCATGAGGTTCGATTCCTCAACACTCATCTTTTTATAGGGGGTCAACCGGCAAGTTATTCCCAACAAATCAGCCTGCTAACGCGGGCTTTTTTGTGCCTGTAGCATCCCCAGCCACTCAATCATCCACAGACGCATTCTGAGCCGTTCTGCGG